TCACATCCAAAGTGAGCCCTGCAGCGAACGATCTGGGTGAGGAGGAACGGGTTTAACTTTTCCGGGACTCATGATTATTTCTGAAACCGTTTCGTGAGATTTAAACGTACAACTGCAATTGATGTTCTGGCATTGGTTGTAACGCTCTTTTGTTTCCTTTGATACCTGGAAACTACTTCGGGTATGTGCAGCATTGCCACACAAAGGACAGTTCATCATACGCGCCTCCGGCTTAGCTTTTTTGCTAATGCTACAATTAAAATTAGATTAAACCTAATTTATTCCATCTCTAATGAGTCAATTTTAACTTCAAGCTCAATACTTGTTGTAAATCCGTTCTCTGCAGTTAGCCCATGCGTCAGCGTCGTGATAATCCACTCCCCGGCATCAATCTGCTGTTTAAACCCGCTCACCTTTACCGGCATTTCCGTGTAGAGATCTGCGCGACCACGCGCCAGCTGAATAGAGAACGTCGCCACCCCGCGCTGCAGCCGCTCCCACTGCATTTTTGCGGCGCGCTCGGCGTTGGCCCTGTTCGCGTAGGTGCGGCTCAGCACCAGCACGTTTTCATCCGTGCCGATCAGGTAGTCACCCTGCTTTGCTTCCGGCTCCTTCTTCTGCGCGGCGGGCTTGCGGCGCTTGCGCTTCACCGTGGTTTCCGGCTTTTTCTCTGGCTCACGGGTGTGCAGCCAGCTTGCGATCACGCCGGTGTAGGCGTCACGGTCAGCCAGCGTAAAGCGGTGGCCGTCGCCGTCTTTCCGCACGAGGGTGATGGCCGGTAGCACTTTCCCGCTCGCTGTTTTGCCCTGCCCCTGCCGGATAAACAGCAGGTTGCCGTTCTTGATGCAGGCCACCGCGCCGCACTGTTTCGCCAGCCGCATCAGGAAGCTGGCGTCTGACTCGTTGGTCTGGTCAATGTGATCGAGGGCCATCTTTGCCAAGTCTTCGCCCATCGCCGTTTTGAGTTTGTGCCGCCCGGCAATCTCTTTCACCACCTCGCCGACGCTGGTCTGGTGCCACGACTTTTCGCGCTTCGTGTTAAGCGTCTGGCGGAAGTCCGCGCTGCGCGCACGCAGGGTCAGCCGGTCCGGCGTGCCGCTGTGCTCGATTTCGTCCACGGTGTAGGTGCCTTTCGGGAAAAGCGCCTCCCCTTTCCAGCCCAGCGCCAGCGACAGCTCAACGCCCCGGCGCGGCATCAGCAGCTGGCCGTCCGCGTCGTCCAGCTCGATGTCCAGCTGGTCCGCTTCAAAGCCGCGATTATCGGTCAGCGTCAGGCTGATAAGCCGCTGCTCTATCTTTTGCGTAACGTCCGCCCCGGCAAGCGTCAGGCGAAACGCGGGCGCGTTTGCCTGGCCGTTAATCCAGCTGCCCGCCATCATGAGAACAGCCCGCCCACTGCCGCGCCGACTTTACCGGCGGCGTTGGTGGCCGCGCCCTGCATAGCCGACAGCTGATCGCTGAGGCTGCCGAACATTTCACCCAGCGATTCATCGGTGCGCTTCAGCGTCAGCGTGAACTCAATGCGCCGGCACACGCCGTTGCTGAAGAACTCCGCTTTGGTCTGGCTCAGGCTCTCGATCACGAACATGCCGTAAATCGTGCCGCTGCCCTCAATCAGCGGCCACGCGCGGCCCAGCTCGGCAATCTGCTCCAGCGCGAACAGCGACAGCCTGCCGCCGGTGATTTCCGGCAGCAGCACGCCCGACAGCGTTATGGTGTCGTTATCCGGGCCGAGGAACTGCAGCGCGGGACGCACCCCCACGCGGCTGTTCGCCGGGAAGCGCCAGCTGCGCTGCAGCTGCAATTCCTGATACGGCACCGTTTTAAGCATGAAAACAAACAGGCCCAGCGTCATCATCATGAGTCAAATCCTCCACGGTCTCGGTAGCTGCTGCGGGCGCGGGACTGCGCCTGCCGCTCTTTAGCCTCAAGCCTGCGCATCACCTCGTCCGCCACGTCCTGCGCGCTCTGTCCCGGCTGCTGCATGATGGTAATCGGCGCGTGGATGCTCACCGGCGCTGCGTTCGCCACTGACTGCTGGCGCGGCGCGTCCTGCCGGTAACTCTGTGCGGGCAGGCTCAGCGGGTGCAGCGGCTTCGCCTCCGCCGTTCCGGCTGACATGCCAAGCGTCATTGCCGCCATGGCGGCCAGCTGCGCGGTGCGCCTGCGGCTGGTTACGCTCACCGGTCCGCCGACGATTTCCGGTCCGTTCTCACCCACGACGCCAAACTGGCCCGCCGGGATGTTGCCGCCGGTGTCGTACATGCCCGCAAACGCCGGGAACCCGCCCGCTGGCAGCGTGACTTTTCCGCCTGGACTGACGCTGGCCGCCTGCGGCGGCACCGGCAGCTTCGTACCCGCCGCAGCCTTGTTAACGAGGCCGAACTTATCCAGCAGCTCGCCGATCCCGGCCTTCAGGGTGTCCAGCGGATGCATCACCATGTTCAGGCCGTCGGCCAGCCACTGCCCGAACTGCCTGCCCATTTCGGCGGCGTTCTTCAGTTCGTCGGCGGTGGAATGTACCGGCGTCAGCAGGTCTTTAAACCAGCCGAACAGCGCCTGCACCTTGTCGCCAATCCATTGGAACACCGGCTGGAGCGGTGAAAACGCCTCGCTGATGGGTCCGGCGGCGGCCCGGAAGCCGTCCACCACGCCGCCTAAATACGCTTTAATGGGTGCCCAGTATTTCCAGATAACCAGCGCCACACCCGCAAGTGCGGCGACGGCCAGCCCGACGGGACTCAGCAGCGCACCGAGCGCCCAGATTACGCCGGTCAGCACCGTGCGCAGCAGCGCCAGCGGCGACTTCACCAGCCACATCAGCGCACCACCGGCACCGCGCACCGACACAGCCAGCGGCGCAAGGGCGGCACCGGCCAGACCGCGCACCTGCGCGCCCAGCGCCCGCACACCGGCCATCGGGTTACGGAAGGACGCAACCAGCGTCTGCCCGGCGTCCTGCGCCTTCTCTTTGATTTTCTCCAGCGCACCCTCACGGAAGGCGTTAAGGATGCCGCCGCCCTCGTCCTCATCGTCACCGCCGCGCAGGGACGCCAGCGCGTCGCGGATTTTCTCCAGCCAGTTCACCGACTCCCCGGCCTCGCCGCCGCTGAACAGTGAGAACAGCTTTTTGATGCCGTCGCCGGATGACGTCAGACCGGGCGCCAGTTTTGCAAACGCCTTGCCCAGCCCGCCCAGCAGCGGCGAGAGCTTCGCCAGCCCTTTCAGGCCGAGCATGCTTAACCCGAAGCGCAGCATCAGGATCGGCCCGAGCACGGCGGCCATGCCCACGGCGAGCGTGCCGAGCGCCAGCGTTACCGTTGCCACCACGGCGGCGATTTTCATCAGCCTGCCGACCAGCTCCGGGTTGGACTCCACCCAGCGGCGCATGGTGCCGGTGACGCGCTTCACCGCGTCCATGATTTCCATCAGCGGCGTGCGCAGCGTGTCGCCGAGGCTGCTCAGCGTGTTGGCCGCGCCGGTTTTCACCAGCAGCCACTGCGCGGACAGCGAGTCCTTGTTGATGTCGGATTCTTTCTGCATGGAGCCGCTGGCCGCGTTGCCCTGCGTCAGCTGCAGCTGGCGCTTAAGCTCCGGCATGTTGTTGGCGAGCTTCGCTGCGTCCTTGCCGAACTCCTTGCCGAACACCATGGTCATGGCGGTCAGGCGCTTGTCGGCGGGAAGATTGTTCACCTTCTCCAGCACGCGCTGGATGGTGCCCATGGCGTCCGTGGTCATCTGCTTTTCGATGGCTTTCGGATCCAGCTTCAGCAGCGCCATGCCGCCCATAAAGGTCTTGCCCTGCATGGTGGCGACGGAGAGTTCGCGCACCATGGCGTTTGCCGCGCTGGCGGCGGTTTCCGACGTTGCGCCGAGGCTCAGGAACGTGGAGCCGAGCGCGGCGGCCTTGCGGTAGTCCAGCCTGTCCGCCACGCCGCCCATGCGCTGCAGCACGTCGATAATGTCCGAGCCTTTGGACATCGCGTTGTCGTCCAGGTAGTTCAGCGCGTCGCCCAGCTGCTCGATGTTGCGCGTGGGGATTTTGTAGAGCTGCGCAATCTTACCCAGCCCCTCGGCCAGCTCACCGGCGGGCAGCTCAAACGCGGTGGACGCTTTCGCCGCTGTGGTGGCAAACGCCAGCAGGTCGCGCTTCTGGTCCTCGTAGGAGTCGTTCTGGTTGGTGACGCCCATGCGCGCGCCGCCCTCAACCAGCGCGGCGTAGTCAATCGCGCCGTTGTCCATCGGCAGCTGCTCGCTGGCGGCCTTGATGGCGGCCTGCATGTCGTAGAACTGCGCCGTCCGGTTGCCGTCGTTGTCGCGCAGGCCGTTCACCTGCTTCGCCACGCCCTTCATGGCGTCTTCCATGCCCGCCGAGGACTTTACGGCGGCCAGCACCGGCGCGCCCATCGCCAGCCCGGCCACGGTGGTCGCCGCACCGGCACCGGCAATTTTATCGCGCACCTCAAGCGAGCGGGCGTGGCGCTCCCGCAGCGCGTTGATTTTGGCCTGCTGTTCGCCGAGCCGCTTCAGCGACTTCTGTTGCCGGTCAATCGCCGCGCGCGCCTCATCCGCACGACTTTTTAGATCGCGCTGCGCCTGGCTGAGTTTTTTGGTATCAATGCCGGATTCAGTCAGGGCGGCGCGCTGCCGCTGAACCGAACCAATCAGGCCGTTGTAGCTCTGCTGCAGCTCGCGCACGCGGTTTTTCGCCTGCTCCAGCACCCTCGCCTGCGCGGCGGTGGGCCGGTTAGTCTCGCTGAACTGCATCGCCAGCTTCGCCGCCTCCGCGCGTGCCGTTTTGAGGTTGGTGGCCGTGGCGGCCAGCTGCGAGCGGGTTTTGCGAAAGCCGTCGATGCGCGCGGCCTGCGCGTCTAAGTCCTTAAGGCTGGCGCGCGCGGTGCGCAGGGAATCGGCCAGCTCGCGGGTGCTGGCCTTGGCAGAACGGAAGGGGCGGGTCAGTTTGTCTATCGCGTTAAGAACAACCTGCAGGCGCAAGTCTTTATCACTCATCGCTGGTCCCGTGTCGCATTATCGCCTTATGGCGCCATTCCAGTACCTCGGTCAGCGTCATGAACTCGGTAACGGACGGCGGCCAGTGAAAGACGGTGGCAATGTCCGCCACCAGATCGTCAACCGTCAGGCCGTCGCTAAATCCGACAGCACCGACTTCTTCAGTAAAAAAGTGACCACCTCGACGGACAGGCTCACCAGATCGGCGGGGTCCATCTCGGTGATTTCCTGCGTGGTCAGCGCCGGGGTGGTGACGCGCGGCAGCACGGTGATCATCGCATTGACGTCCATGTCCATCAGCGCCTGCAGGCGGGTGCCGCGCAGCGCGCCGGACTGCGGCTTGCGCACGACGACGCTTTTAATTTCGGTCTTGCCGCGCAGAATCGGGGTGTCCAGCTCGACGGTTTTTTCGGTGGTTTTGTCAGTCATGGTTATGGCTCGCTAAAAGGGTTAAAGGCGGCAGGGTTTGCCCTGCCGGATAAATTACAGGCCGAGCGCGTTGCGGTGCGCTTCCATCAGGTCCGTGCCGTCCACGATGTGAACCATGTTCACCAGGTCAATCTCGTAGAGCACTTCGCCGTTGATGGTCAGCTTGGCGTAGCTGTTGGTACCGGACACTTTAGTCGTGCTGGATTCGCCGGTCTTCCACTCGCCGGAGTCCAGCTCCTTGTGGCGGCCGCGCACGACCAGCTCCACCGCCTGCACTTCGCCGGTGTCGTCGCGCTGAATGGAGCCGGTAAAGCGCAGCTGCACGCCGTCCACGGTCAGGGTGCCCATCTGCTTGAACAGCTTCGCCTCAACGCCGCCGCAGGTGAATTCCGTATCCAGCGCGCCGTCGTCCAGGCCCATGTCGATGTCCACCGCACCGGCCATGCCGCCGCCGCGATATTTTTCGAACTTGCGGGTGACTTTCGGCAGCGTCACGGACTCGATCAGCCCCTGCCAGTTGTCGCCTGCGTTGAACAGGTTGAGGTGCTTGAGCTTGCGGGGTAATGCCATAATTCAGTCTCCTTATGCGCTGACGCGGCTGGCGAAATCGACCAGGTACTGATCGGTGATGCGCTGACGCAGCAGCAGGTTTTCAAGCGGCGGCACCGGCGTGTAGTCGTAGTCGATCAGCAGCTTGCCCGCTTTGAGCGTGTCCTTGTCGTTCACGCTCTCGTCCAGCCAGCAGTCCGCGCCGATGAGATAGCCCTGACTTACGAGGCTGCGCAGTTTGGCGCGGATGCCCTCGATAATGTCGCGGGCCAGCGACGGATTCAGCGCGCCGTCCACCGCCCACATGTGCGCCTCGGCCATGGTGTCGGCCAGCACCTGCGCGGTGCGGGTGTAGCACTCAAACGCAAACAGCGGGTCATCACTCAGGCAGCGCGAACCCCAGAAGCGGAAGCCGTCTTTACGAATCAGCGTGGTGATGTCGTTCTGGTTCAGCAGGCCGGAGTCGGTGGCCGGATCCTGCAGGTCCCAGAACACGTCTTTGGAAATGCCGGTGACGCCGTTCACGCCGACGTTCGACAGGGATTTATGCCAGCCGGTTTGCTCGTCGATTTTGGCGCGCAGGCCGAGCGCGCGGGCGGTGGCGAAGGCCGTCGCGTCCGCCTTCAGCACGGTGTCAAAGTTGATGAAGTCCGGCCAGATGAGCATGCCCTCGCGCTGACTGAAGTTCGCGCGGTAGGCAATAGCCTCTTCCACGCTCTGACAGCCGTACGCCGACAGGTAGGCAAAGCCGCGCAGGCTCTGCGCTACGCTCAGCAGCTCGGTTGCCACCGCCTGCGTGTCGTGGCCCGGCACGCCGAGGATGCGGGGCTTCACGCCGCACACCGCCTGCGCGGCCAGCAGCGCCTTCATGCCGGTGCGCTGGCCGTTGCTCACGCCGCCGATGATGTTGGCGGTTGTCTCAGCCTCGGTTTCACCCTGTGGCACGCGCACCACGACGGTGACGGGTTTAGCCTGGTCGGCGATGGCGTCCAGCGAGCGCGCCAGCGTGCCGGACTCGCCCGCCTTGCCGCTCGCAGTGAGTACGTCGGTCAGCAGTACCGGACGATTAAGCGGGAACGTGGCCGCGTCGGCGTCGTCGCCAGTGCAGACCATGCCGACAATCGCCGTGCTGATGGTGGTGATGGTTCGGGTGCCCTCGTTGATTTCCTCAACGCGCACGCCGTGGTGATAATCCTGTGCCATATGGCGGTTCTCCTGTGAAGGGGTTCCGCTATGGTGAAAGGTGGCGTGCGCGTGCGCACCCGGTTGGCGTTGTGAGGGGGATGGCACAAAAGAAACAGGCCCGAAACGGGCCTGATGGTTATGCGGGTTGCTCGGGCCAGATAATTTCTGAGGCTCCGCCGGACTTTGTATCTATACGGTTAAGTAGGACGCGGTACGTCATCCACGCTTTGAGGCTGGCGTTTTCATCGTCCGTCGCAATACCGAGCGTGGCGGCATCCTGCAAGGGCGCAATAGCGTCATCGGCAATCGTACGCAGCTCACGCTTTTTTGCATCAAGCTGCGCGCTTTTTTCCTCATCCGTAAGCACGTACTCTTTCAGTACCGGCCTGCCGTCTGAATCTGCCGCGATAATCAGTCCAGTAGACTGTCCGCTGAGTAAGGACATCCACTCCTCATCGGTCACGTTAACGGCATCTGCCGGAATGACCGGGTTGATGTCGGCGTCATAGAATGCGTTTGCTTTTGCTGAATACTTTTTCATTATTAATACCCCAAAACCAGCCAGAAAATGCCCTGCGTGCTACCACCCGCACCGGCAGTATTGGTAATCGAAACCGTTGATTTGCCTGCCAGCTGAATGCCGACGGTATATTCCCCGGAAAGGTTGATAGACGCCCCCTTGCTGGCAACCGCCATAAATCCAGCGTTCGGGAACTCAATCGGAAGCGTAACCGTCGTCGTCGCCTGCTTGGTATAGGTTCCCGATCCCCACTGAATAATCAGGCCGCCCGGCAGCTTCACGTAGCCAATCGCAACAAAGGACTTTTCCAGGCCGAGGTTTTTTAACGCCTCAGCGACCAGACCGGCGTCGGCCAGCTCTTTCAGGGCGTTCTTAATCAATGGGTACTGCGTATGGGGATTAACGGCATCCGTATGCTGCTTGAGCGCATCACCGCTGTACTTTTTCGCCTGCTCAAGCAGCGTGTCGGCGTATTCCTCTGCCTCCTTCTGCAAACGTTCCGCATATTCTTTCGCCTGTTGGTGCAAAGTGTCACCGTACTGCTTCGCCACAATCACGCCGTCGTCCACGTACTTACGCGTCGCCAGCACCACCGACGGGTCGATTTTCAGCGTCACCGCGCTGGTGCTGTTCACGATGATAATCATGCGCACCGTCTGCGTGCGCCCGCTGCCCTCGGCGAGCTGCGGCTTGTAGGTCTCGGCGCAGTTAGCCACGGCAATCATCACGCCGTCGGCGTCAAACAGGCCAATCTCGCGGATCCAGAAGCCGCCCTCGCCCTCCGGGATAATCTGCTCGGCAATAATCTGGCTGCCGTTGGCGGCGTCAATCGTCAGCGAGTTAAGCGACGCGCGGCGCTTCTCGCCGATGAGATTCGTCTGTGCCGGGTCAGGCGTCGGCAGCGTGCCGCCACCGTCGCCCACGGCCAGCTGCGTGATGTTCACTTTCGTGCCGAGCGCGGCAGCGTTGGCAAGCTTAGCCGCGCCCTGATTGGTCAGCAGGGCAAAATATTTTGTCGTCATGCGCTCACTTCCGTCAGGTCGATAAGATGCACCGCCGCGCCGGAATACACCGGCCCGCCGACGCTGATAAGTTCAGGGGTATAGGGATAAACGGTCAGCTCGTCGCCGCTGTAGCTGGCAACGGCCACCGGCATCGTGCCGTTCGCGTCCAGGGTGATCGAAAGCCCGATAAGATGGCGGCTGCACGGCTTGGCGTCGGCAATCACGCGCTCCAGCTCGTGATACATTTCCTCGGTGATGCCGGTATCCAGCACGCCCACGTCAAGCCGGAACGTGCCCGGCTCATCGTTGGTTTTCCACCACTCAATCACGCGGATGAGATAGCCCAGCGGCTCCACCACGCGCCGGATCGCGCTGACGGTGCCCTTGTGCTGATGGATATAAAACGCATCCTTCACCACCTTGCGCTTCACGCTTTCCGGCCAGCTTTCGTCCCAGCGGTCCACCGAAAACGCCCAGGCAAGATAGGGCAGAAAATTCACCGGGCAGGTGTCCGGGTTCCACAGGTCACGCAGCGGCACGCTCAGCCCGGAAATCCCGCTGCACGCCTGCGCCAGACGGCGCTCCAGCGCGGATGAGCCGGGCGGAAGCAGGCTATTCATCCTGTCACCTCATCGTCCGCCACCGTCACGTCGGTGCCGGTGCAGTTGCCCGCCTGCGTGCGGTCCATGATGATGTCTTCTGCCGGTTCGGTGATTTCCACCCAGTCCACACCGGCCACGCGCAGCACCGCCCCATAAGACTCGCGGCGCACGCTGCGACCCAGCTTTTTCTGCTCAATAAGATAGGCGGCAAGCTGCTCGTTTGCGGCCTCAAGACAGGGCGCGGCGGCCACGCCGTCAAACAGGTGCAGCTTTGCCTGCACGCGGTAGTCGTTGATGGTTGCAGCCTGCACCGTCACGCGGTCCGCCACCGGCCGCACACTCTCGCTGTTCAACGCAGCGTCCACTGTATTCAGTAAATCAGCGGCTGCCGTGCCGTTACCCTCGCGGCTCAGCACGGTGATCAGCACCGTCGCCGGTGACGGGCTGATGGCGGACACGTCCTGCACCCGTCCGTCTGCGCTTCTCGCGTGAAACTCGTAGGCCGCCGTCGGACCGGCAACCGATAAACCCTCAAACGCTTCCGGCACGCGCACGCGCAGCGCGTCATCCGATTCCATCACCGCCTCAACGGGCGGCACGGCGTCCGGGTTAGCCGGGGTGATGGTCAGACGCTGTACGTTACTGCGCGCGGCCAGCTGATCGAGGTCGCTGCCGAGCGCGTAAGCCACCATCACCGCCTGCGCCGCCTCGTTGATGCGCTGGCGCAGCAGGATTTCGCGGTACACGCTTTCCTGCAGGCACTTCACAATCGGATCGGATTCCAGCGCCAGCACGCGGCGCATGGCGGCCTGCTCCTCCGCCGGATAGAGCGCAATCAGCGCTTCCTTGCGCTCGGCCAGCAGCGTTTCAAAGTCCGGCACCTCGATCACTTCCGGTGCGGGCAGTTGCGAAAGGTCAATTACTGCCACTGTTCACCCCCGTAGGCACTGACATTGCGAGCGGTGAGCCGTCGGCGCGCTGGCCGGTCAGCTCAACCACCATGGAGCCATCAAAGGCGCTGGTTATGCCTAAAGAACTGAGGCGGATACGCGGCTCCCAGCGGCTCAGCGCCGTGTACGCCGCCGCCATTACCTGAAGGCGCACCACGTCGTTCTGCGGCTGGTCAATCAGCACCGACAGCAGCGAGCCGTATTCACGACGTCCGATGCGGCTGCCTTCCGGGGTGATCAGGATGTCGCGCACGCTCTGGCGAATGTGCTCGGTGTCGGTGATGGCTTCACCAGTGTCACGGTTCATGCCGAGATACATCAATGCGGACCTCCTGACATATCGCCTCCCGATTTCACACTGTCATGTAGGTGAGCATCAGCCACTACGCCGTTGGAACTCATCGCCCCGCCGCCCTGTGTCACCGCGCCGTTCATCACGGTTTCGCTATTGATGAGCATCTGACTTGCATCAACGCCCAGCTGGTCAGTGATCAGCTGAATGCCGTCGGCGGCTTCAATGCGAACGCTTTTGATGTTCTTAATCAGCAGCTGGCCGGTGTCCGGTTCGTACTGGAACCAGCCGCCGTCGTTGAACACGGTGGTGCTGCCGTTCTCTGAATAATCGGGCGGCGGGAAGGCATCGGAATAAATGGCCGGCAGCGCGAACGCAGTTTCGAGATTGCCGCCGAGGCTCAGCAGCACAACCTGCTCGCCAATGGAGGGTTGCCACCATGTGCGGGTATTCCCGGCGCGGAAGGTGAGCCAGTTAATCCAGTTGGTTTCAAGGTCGCCCGTTTTCACCCGGCATTGCCATTTATCCGGGTCCACCTCGGACACGGTGCCGGTGCGGATCAGGTTGGTGATAAGGCGCATGATTTCGGTGAGTTTTTCGTTCATGCTTGAGAGAATTTCACAAACTTGTGGCAACTTCATCTGGATAAAGTTGTAGCGTCAATGGCACAATTACTCGTGATGTTTTTTCTAAGAGAAAAAGATGAGCGATACTCAAAAAAATTATATAGATCATCATTTCGAGTCAGCAGATGAGCTTTGGGAAAGTCTTTCTCCAACTAGAATGTACGACCATGGGCGAACTCCTCATGTTTTTTATCGAGGACATGCTGACTCAGAATGGTCTTTGTTGCCAAATTCTTTGAGAGATCCAAGTTTTAAATATCACTATTTAACTACAGCACCTACTGAAATATCCCATTTATTGTTTAATGAGATGATAACCTTAAAATACTTTGCAGAGTCATGTGACAGAATAGGCATATCCATTCCTAATGACTCATTCAATTTTCGAGATCAATATTTAAATCACAATTCCTTTTATGGTGGTGAGTTTATTGACTCCCCAAGGAATTGGCCTAATCCCGCTCTTTATGAGCTAATGGCTATTGCGCAACACCACGGCGTTCCAACACGGCTATTGGATTGGAGTAAAAGCCCATACGTAGCGTTATACTTTGCAGCAAGCGGAGCCTTAGCCAAGCAAGAAGAAAAGTCTTGGTCAGACAAAAAAATAGCATTATGGGTGGTTAAAAATTATGTGACCAAAGGCAATGACTCTTTAAAATTCATTGATGTTCCAGGCGCAGTAAGCAAGCATTTAAGAGCGCAAAGAGGTTGTTTTTCAATTCACCCAACACTTCAATTCTACCCAGATATTTTCAACATGATTGGTCTAGAAAAGGTTAACTTTGAGAGCGAAGGATTCTACTTTCATAAATATACATTGCCTGTGACGCAGAGTGCGAGATTACTGCACCTTTGCAATCTAATTGGCTTTGGCGCTGCGGACTTGTTTCCTAGCGCTGATGGTGCTGGCAGAGCGATAAAAGACAGCCAATTAAAAAATAATCTTGTTCGTAAGTTAAATTTAAACTACGACGGAACGTCAAAATCATCTTTACTTGGCTAAGTATTCTAAAATTTTTTTTCGAATCAAATCTACAGCCTGATTATTGAACCCTAGCAAAGGTCTCTCTGCGTATTTAACTTCAGTGCCACGACGATTAATCCTGTCACGCAGTCCATAATGATGCACGCGGACCAACTTCTGCACGCTAGGCACAAACGCAACTTCTGCAACATTCGCGTTTGCCTGCGCTTTGAGATACTTCGCCGTTTTCAGCTTCGCAAACATCTTGCGGCGAATGCGGCCCGGCTTGGTTCGCGCGGTGACGCGGCGCGGCTCCCATGCCGTACCGTCCGGGCTGCGCTGCAGCGTGATATTGTTCTGCTGGATGCGTCGCACATCGCGCGCCACTTCGCGCAGCATCTTTGTGCGCATTGCCGGCTCAAGCTGCGACAGCAGCGCACCCAGCCACTCCTCAACTTCATGCAACTCAGCCACGGCGCACCGTCCAGCCTTCGTCAGCATCATCCGGCGCTTCCGGTTCCGGCACGGCCTCAACCGACATCACGCCGTCCACTTCCTTCGCGATCACTCGCTCCGTCAGCTTCAGGTTCATGCTGATGTCGCAGCGGTCATTGCCGAGAATATCCGCCTCAAAGGTGAAAAGCCGCTCCCGCTCGCTGGCGTTCTGAAGGGCGTCCGGCTGATTGACGCCGAGCCAGAATAAAACGGGCGCCATCAGCAGATTCTGGTCGCCGGTGAAGTCCGTCACCACCACGTTCAGGGTGTAGCGGTACTCCCACGAAATTGACGTGGCGGAGGTGGCAACCACCGCGCCGTTATCCACGAACAGGTGCAGGCGGTCCGGGTTGTCAGCCACGTAGGGCACGGCTTTATTCAGGGCGTTTCGCAAGGACTGCGGCTTGTTCATCGTCTTTATCCTGACAGCTGATGATGGTGTCTACCTTGTCGGCACAGGCCGCCCATGCGGCCTCGGTGTCGTCCAGTTGCGCCAGCAGATCGCCGTTACGGCGCGGTGCGGCTTCGTCCAGGCGGCACGGGGTGATTCGCGGACAGCCACTCACGGTAAGACTGACCTCCGGTGAGGGGCGGACGCTGGCGCAGCCGGATAACAGGATCAGGCAAAGGGGCATCAGCCCAGCGGCGAAGCTCGTCATTTTCACGTTTAAGTTCCTCAATGGTGCGCTGCCGGTCACGCAGCAGCGTGCCGTTCTGCTCGGCGGCGGCGTAAAGCTGCGTCTGCGCCCGGCTGCTGGTTTGCGTCAGAATGTTAAGAGCTATCAGCTGGCCGTTTTTCGCCGAGAGCTTTTTACCCTGCGCGGCTAAGTCCTTCACCTGCTCGTCAATTTTGTTGTGGGCGTTACTGAGTCGCCACGACTGCACGCCAAGCGCGGCAATCAGAACGAGCGCTATCGCCGCAAGCGTGCGCATCATGCTGTTACTCCTTTTAAGCACCACACCAGTTCACGCTGGCGCCGGTTATCCAGCCCCTGATTGAATACGCCCTTCACGTATACCCAGCGCGGCAGCTGATAACAGGCATCGCGCCAGCGCTCCTTATTGATGAGCGCCACCATCGTTGAAGCGCAGGCGTTGCCGGTGCCGACGTTAAACGCCAGCGACACCAGCGCGTCGTAGACCGGCTGCGGCATAGAAACCGCAGCGCAGCGCGCCAGTGCCGCCTCAACGCGTAACACGTTGGTGATGAAGTTGCCCGCTGCCTGACGCTCGGTGATGGTCCGGCCCGGCACCACGCCGACGGTGTTACCAATGCCGTCGGTCCACTTGCCCGCATCGCACAGATACGGCTTCAGGCGGCAGCCCTCATAATCAGCGATCAGCTTCAGCCCCTCGACGGAGGTGTGCAGCTGCTGGAAACCCGGCATTGAACCGACAATGAGCAGCACAGTGCCAACGGTGCAGCGCTTAACGGTTTGCAGATTCATATTCCTCCCGCGTGATGCGCCCGGCGGCCAGCAGCTGATAGGTTTTGCGTTTGTAATACCAACTGATGATTGCCATCAGCAGGCCGATTAATACCCCGGCCACGGTTGAAACGTCTTTTAGCGACAGGTCGCCCAGCCATGCCATACCGACAGCAATAAACCAGACGATCCCGGCGCGGATTCTTTCCCACATGATTCAGTCCCAAAGCTGGAAGGCCTGCACGGTGGCCGCCGCCGTCACGTCCGGCAGCTCCACCTCCAGCCCGTGCGGTAAAATGGGGCCGTGCTCCGCCAGCCCCGGATTGGCCTGCAATACCTGCTCCGTCATGCCCTGCGTGCGCCCGTAGTGACGCCAGCAGATTTCGTCCACCGTGTCGTACTGCTGCGCGCGCACCTTCATCAGATCAGCTCAACGGTGCAGTGCGGCGCGCTCTGTACGCGGCTGATGGCCCAGCGAGCGTCGCGCCACAGATCGCCGGTGGCGTCTTCCAGCTCTTCCCCGCGCTTCGCTGCGGCAGCGGTGGCGTCAAAGTCCTGATAGCGCTCGTTCAGTACCGCGCGCGCCCAGCACCACACCGCATTTTCATAGTGATGCAGACGCACGCTGCGCCCGGCCAGCTGCTCCGCCGGTACATCGGCCAGCCCGTTAAAGCCGCGCAGCTCCTGCTGTTCGCGCCACGGATACAGCTCCGCGTTCACTTCCGCCATCGCGGTGAGCACCACCTGCTTCAGACGCTGTGGCGTCACCGTACCGTCAACGCGCATTACACTGCGAAACGTCGCCAGATCGATGTCCGGCCAGAATGAGTTGTTGGGGATAATTTCCGGCGTTCCCGTCGCCTTTTCCGGCGCTACAAACTGCATGCCTTATTTCTCCTGAATAGGTGGGCGGTGGACGGGGTTTTGATGCGGCGCTGCCTGTCGCTACCCCGTGCCGCCCCGCGCGTGGGCACGTCCGGTTATCAGCTGGCGTTGCGGATTTTCCGCTCCAGCTGCTCAATGTCTTTTTTCACCCCGCAGCGCTCGTCGAGCTGCATGGCCTGTTGTAGATGGTTAAGCGCGGCAACGGGCTGGCTTTCACGCAGCACCCAGCCGAGCGATTTGTGCAGGCGCGCGCGCGACTGATCGGGCATATCCAGATCGCCGATCACGTCGAGCGTCTGCATCAGCAGGTCGGGGTCAAAGTCGGCTTTTGCCATGAGGGCGTTTTTCGCGGCGTCGGCCATCTCTTCGGCCAGCAGCGTCTGCACGTTGCGGCTAAAGCTCTGCGGCATAGACCAGCCGTGGCGGATAGCATGGCGGCCAATGGTGAGCGCCCCGGTATAATCACCGGCATCAACGCGCCACAGCATCACGTACATCAGCACGTCATCCTGCTGCGCGCCGTCTGCGGCCAGCACGCCGTCCACCCACGGCACGTATTTCGGCAGAACTTCCACCTTGATTTCGGCCTTCTTCACGGTGGACTGAATGCCCTTGAGGCGGCGGCGGTCTTCGCCGAGTTGCATCAGCATCAGCTCATAGCCGCTGGCGTGGCGAACACTGCCGCCCTGACGGGCGGCCTGTTCAGCCTGAACGCGCTGGCGGTGCTGCCGTGCGGGACTCAGGCTCATTGATTACGCTCCCGCGCCAGCGTCTGCTGAGAAGTCACCAATGGTGATGTTTTCAACCAGCGCGGCGCAGCGGTAGTCCTCAACCACGTAGGCCTCATTGACCGATTCAAAGTTTTCAATGCGGTCACGCTTAGGGTTGTCAATGAGTGAGCGGCGGCGGGACTCTTCCTGCCAGTAAATCGACAGGTTATCGAGGCGGGTGATCAGCACCGCATTAGCCGGGAAGTAAGGCGCGCGCACCGCCTGCAGGCCGCCCATGCGTTTCTGGCTGATGATGAGATCGGCGGCCAGCTTGTTGGTGTTGTCCTGCTCGTTGTTAACCAGCGGGAAATACTTGTCCGCCAGCAGCTCGCGGCCACAGATGACCACCAGTTCGTCGTCGTCCTGGAAAATAGGATCAATCAGCTCGTTAACCGCATCCATCACCAGCGCGTCGAGATTGGCATATACGCCGCCCTTGCCCACCTTCACCGGCTCGGCAGTGGTTTCGCCGTCTTTGGTCACACTGCCCAGCACGTTGTCCGGCGCATCCTCGCGCACCTTCTGCAGCCAGCCCTTATTCACGTCCTGCAGCAGCGGGTTGGCGGTGCGGTTGGAGGATTTCGCGCGGGCAATACCGTTAAAGCCGATCATGATGCGGTCCAGCGCCTGACGCTTCACGATGGCGTCACGGATGCGGGTCTGGAAGTCCTGGAACTTCGCCCACAGGTCCAGCTTTGCGTAGGTCAGCGCCGTGTCAAAGTTGGTCTGCTCGCAACGGTATTCAACATCCGTCATGACCGTCGGATCGGTTGGCTCACGGTCTTTAGCCGTGGTGTCGGTGGTGCCGGCAATGGTGCTGCCGACGCCAAGACCCAGCAGTTGGCCGGATTGCTCAGGCACGCCGATCACGTTGACCAGCGTCAGGAAGGCCGCCGACTGCTGAATAGTGTCTTCCAGCGTCTGCGCCACTGATGGCTCAACGTTGAACTTGCTGGACAACTCTTCAACCGGCACGCCGTTGAGTTTTGCCAGCTGCATCAGGTAGGCGTTGAAGGCAAAGCGGGTATTCTTTTTCATTGGATATGCTGCTCCTTTAGCAGTTGGTCATGTTTGCGGCTGGCGCATTGCCACCCGGCGCGCGCTGGCGGTAATCGGCGCGGCTGTCTTCGCGGCCCAGCTGCTGCTTCAGTTCGGTGAAATCGTTCACCTGCGTTTCCAGCAGGTTTTCCAATTGGCTCAGACGATCCGCCTGCTCGCCCAGCGCCTTATCGGTGCGCGAGCTGAATTCCTGCTGCTCGGTAGCAACCAACTCCACCGCCTGATGCACGTCAGAAAAGTGTGCGTCGTCGGACTGCTGCTTTTTGCTGAACAGCGCGGTGATGCGGGCAAACAGCGCGGGTTTGTCTTCCACCTCTTCCAGCTCGATCGCGGTTTCGGTGGCGGCGGTGAACAGGTTTTCCGGGTGCTGTTTGCGGTTTGCCAGCGGGTTGTGTTGCGCGCTGGCGCTGAAGGCCAGCATCTCGGTGCCGAGGCTTGCCGGGTCGTCGGTGGCAGCCAGGCCAACCAGATAGGCTTTGCCGGTGTCGGCAAACTTGGTGCTGACTTCCATGGAGGTGAAAAGCTTTTGGCCCTGCTTTACCAGCGCCACGAGGGAATCTGTCGGCAGGATGTCGGCATACAGCGCCAGCTTTCCGGCCAGCGGGCCGTCGGTGATTTCTTCCGTCCCCAGCGCGCTCACCGTGCCGTAGCGGTTAAAGGTGCTGTCCGGGGAGTAAGATTTGATGTGTTCCAGATTGATGGTCGCGGTGTAAACCGCCGGGTTGTAGGCGGCGGCCATCTGCTCCAGCCATTCGCGGGAAATTTCGCGCCCGTCCGTGGTGGCACCTTCCACCCCGATACGAAAACGCTTTGCTTTAACTGCCATAGGTCAGGCTCCGTTGGGTAAATCGCTTAGAAGCCTTATGTTTGCGGTTCAGAGGGGGGCGAAACAACGCGGGCACATTGTGCGGGCAGCCACACAATGAGGGACGGCAGAAAAGGGATCGTCGGGGCCGTATTTTGGGGCCATGACAACGACACTCGCCCCCGAAGACCTCGATCCCCGCAGGCAGGCCATGCTGCTGTACTTTCAGGGATACCGCATCGCCCGCATTGCTGAAATGCTGGGAGAGAAACCCGCAACCGTTCACAGCTGGAAGAAGCGCGACAAGTGGGGCGACTATGGCCCGCTTGACCAGATGCAGCTGACCACCGCCGCGCGCTACTGCCAGCTGATCATGAAGGAGACAAAAGAAGGGAGAGACTTCAAGGAGATTGACCTGCTGGCGCGCCAGTCCGAGCGCCATGCCCGCATCGGCAAGTTCAGCAACGGCGGTAACGAGGCGGATCTCAATCCGAACGTGGCGAACCGCAACAGCGGGCCGCGCAAGCCGCCGGAAAAGAACGTGTTTACCGACGAGCAGGTGGAGAAATTACAGGAGATTTTCCACGGCTCAATGTTCGGCTACCAGCGCCAGTGGTGGGATGCGGGCAACAAGCACCGCATCCGCAACGTGCTGAAGTCGCGCCAGATTGGTGCCACCTACTACTTTGCGCGTGAGGCGCTGCTGGATGCGCTGACCACCGGACGCAACCAGATTTTCCTTTCAGCCAGTAAGGCGCAGGCGCACGTTTTTAAGCAGTACATCATTGAGTTCGCAAAAGAGGTGGACGTAGAGCTGAAAGGCGACCCGATGACGCTCAGCAACGGCGCGTGCCTGTACTTCCTCGGCACCAACGCCCGCACCGCACAGAGCTATCACGGCAATCTGTACCTGGATGAATACTTCTGGATCCCGAAATTTCAGGAGCTGCGCAAGGTGGCGTCCGGCATGGCGCTGCATAAGAAGTGGCGCCAGACCTATTTTTCAACGCCTTCCAGCCTCACGCACAGCGCCTATCCGTTCTGGTCCGGCGGCCTGTTCAACCGGGGCCGCGCCAAGGCGGACCGCGTGGATATCGACCTGTCGCACATGAACCTTTCGCCTGGCCGCTTCTGCGATGACGGCCAGTTCCGCCAGATTGTCACCGTTGAGGACGCCGTGCGCGGCGGCTGTAACCTGTTTGACCTCGACCAGCTGCGCCTCGAATACAGCCCGCCGGAATACCAGAACCTGCTGATGTGCGAATTCGTGGACGATCTGGCGTCCGTCTTCCCGCTGCAGCTGCTGCAGAAGTGCATGGTGGACAGCTGGGAAATCTGGAGCGATTTCGAAGCGCTGGCGCTACGGCCGTTCGGCTGGCGCGAAGTGTGGATCGGTTACGACCCGGCGAAAGGCACGCAGAATGGCGACAGCGCCGGGTGCGTGGTGATCGCCCCGCCTGCCGTGCCGGGCGGGAAGTTCCGCATTCTGGAGCGCCACCAGTGGCGCGGCATGGACTTTCGCGCGCAGGCCGAGTCCATCAAAAAGCTGACGCAGCAGTACAACGTGACCTATATCGGCATCGACTCCACCGGCGTTGGCCTCGGTGTGTACGAGAACGTGAAGATGTTTTATCCGGCGGTGAAGGAGTTTGTCTATAACCCGAACGTTAAAAACGCCCTGGTGCTGAAGGCATACGACATCATCAGCAGCGGGCGGATGGAATTCGACGCCGGACACCTCGACATTGCGCAGTCATTTATGGCAATCCGCCGCGCCACCACGGCCAGCGGCAACCGCCCGACCTACGAAGCCAGCCGCAGCGAGGAAGCCAGCCACGCCGATCTGGCGTGGGCGACCATGCACGCGCTGGCAAACGAACCGCTACAGGGCGAAGCCGCCCACACCGGCAACATTATGGAGATTTTTTAAATGAGCAAACGCAGGAACCGCACGCGCACGCAGCCCGTGCAGCAGCAACAGATGACCGGCGGCCCGGCGGCGGAAGCGTTCACCTTTGGCGACCCGGTGCCGGTGCTGGACCGCCGCGAGCTGCTGGACTACGTGGAATGCGTGGTCATGGACAGGTGGTATGAACCGCCGGTCAGCTTTGACGGGCTGGCGCGCACGTTCCGCGCCGCCGTGCATCACAGCTCGCCGATCAACGTAAAGCGCAACATTCTGACCAGCACCTTCATCCCTCACCCGCTGCTGAGTCAGCAGGCGTTTAGCCGCTTCGTGCAGGACTATTTGGTGTTCGGCAACGCCTATCTGGAGAAGCGCACCAACAGGCTTGGCGGCGTGCTGGCGCTTGAGCCGGCACTGGCAAAATTCACGCGACGCGGCACCGATTTAGACACATACTGGTTCGTGCAGTACGGCATGAATACGCAGCCCTATAAGTTCACCAAAGGCAGCGTGTTTCACCTGATGGAGCCGGATTTGAACCAGGAAGTTTACGGCCTGCCGGAATACCTTTCGGCGATCCCGTCCACCCTGCTAAACGAGTCGGCAACGCTGTTCCGCCGCAAATACTACCTGAACGGCAGCCACGCCGGTTTCATCATGTACATGACCGACGCCGCGCAGAATCAGGAAGACGTGAACAACATCCGCCAGGCAATGAAAAGCGCCAAAGGGCCGGGTAACTTCCGCAACCTGTTTATGTACTCACCGAACGGGAAGAAGGACGGGATCCAGATTATCCCGCTGTCAGAGGTGGCGGCAAAGGATGAGTTTCTGAATATCAAGAACGTTAGCCGTGACGACATGATGGCCGCGCATAGGGTGCCGCCGCAGATGATGGGTATTATGCCGAATAATGTTGGGGGGTTTGGTGATGTGGAAAAGGCTTGCAAAGTGTTCGTAAGAAATGAATTAACTCCATTGATTAAAAGATTAGAACATTTAAATGACTGGTTAGGAGAAGAAGTTATGAAATTTGAAAACTATTCAATTTAGGAAAATATGGCCTGCCATCACGTATGGCAGGCAGTCATTACTAAAACATCTCTTTTATGCGTATGCATTGGGGACAACTATCAATATCAGATTTTCTTAAAAAATCCGATTTAGATATTATCACTGAGTTATTCATCCCAGAAAACTGCAACTGCCCAAATAAATTTATTTTTGACTTCTTCTCTGAATATTTAGATTTCCCTTTCCTTGATTCACAACCTTCTATGATATGCATCTCTTTAGTCCTTTCAGACTCAAGTGCATTCTGCGAAAGAAATTCAGAGACACAACCCATTAGATGTTCATCTTTATTAGAAAAATGCTCTAATAGAATATCTTCAAGAACACCTGTTTCACTACTTTTCTCATGATAAACATAACAACCAATTTCGTGATCATTATATGGCAAAATTATACCATTATCAGGTGTAACGCTAAGATTGAATTCTTCCTTAATTGAATTTAACCTTGCAGGTACACCTTCTTCATCAGCATCAAAAAAGAAAAGAAACTTGAAGCTGTAACCTAAATCTTTTGTAAAATCATCATCACCTTTAAGTTCAGAGTAAGCTTTAACCAACTTACTCCTTTCATCTTGCCTTCCATCCCCGCTAAGATTATGGAGGAAAACGATGCTATTCTCTTTCTCTAAAGCCAGACATGGAAGAAGATAGTTAGGACTTTGATAACCTAACTTTCTATCTGTCAGCACCATCGATTCTGCTATTTTCCTGAACAGAATATTAAAGGGCATTGGGAAGTTTTTTATTTTATCATTTTTAGTAACAAAACCCGCAACCTGTAAAATGCGTGTTATAAAAGCAATATCATGCTGGCCTTCGCAGGCTACGACGACAACTTTATTATGAGAGTTCATGTCTTAGCCCCTAATATCAAGATCGATACTATCAATTAAATATTTAAAACGCTCACCATCTACTCTTTTTGTCGAAATCGTTCCACTTTCATTCAACATTCTAAACCCAGTGAGCTGTTCAGTTTTGTAGTCGTTTTCAACAAAAGCTCTAATACATTCATCTGAATGGGACGTTAAAAAAACCTGAACATTGAAAGTATCAGCTAGCTCTTGAGTTAATCGCGTAAATTGCTTTAATAAACTAAAGTGAATTGCAGTTTCAAATTCATCAATGAGTAGAACACCATTTCTACAAGATGCAAATGCTAGAGCAATGTAAAATATCCTTTGTATTCCTTCACCATAGCTAGTTAGATCGAAACTTCTATCTAGAGAATACTTAGATTCCACCAAAAATCTTTTTACATCCATCTCTTCGGTATAACGTACGTCCACTATACTTTCGTCGACTCTTTTCATGAAGTCAATTACAAGATTCAGAGCTAATTTAGTGTCTCCATTAGGCAGTGTGATTTTCAATTCAACACTTTTGTTATAATCGCTAACTGAATCATCGATATCATGAAAATACGGGCTTTTAAATGAAGATGCACATAAGTGTGAGACTTGATCTGAAATGCGCTGCATACTTTCGTGTACATAAGTATGAACGGTGTTAGTAACTTCAGTATTATCTATTTGAGAGGATAATTTATATGATGCTACGTAGTCGTCTTTTTTATCAATTGTAGCAGCATCAAACTTCTCCATGTGAATGGAAACATCCAACCCATTAAAATTACCACTCACATCAATTTTATCTTGGAACACTGCATTCAAAAAAACGGGGCTTAATGTGGGACATTTGTTTTTATGCCTAATTAATTTAAAATAAGAAGCCATATCGTTTCTTTGCGTCAAGAGGTAAATAGCCTCAAGCAAACTTGTTTTTGCAGTATTATTCAAGCCAGCAAATATATTAATTCTATTTAAATTATCAATATTGAAGTTTTTAATTTTTTTGTATTTATTTATTCTTATTGTGTCGAAATGCTTTTTAACTGCAAACTCAAACACTGTAGTGTGGTTTCCACCTTCAATATTTAAAGTGCTTTTCTTAGGGATTATTTGCAAGAGATTTTCTTTTGCTTCATCTAAAATCTTTGTGTCATCAACACCAATCAAAGTACGATAGGTTAATAATCCTTTAAGAGAGTCCGAAAGATTATTTAATGCATTATGGTAATTTTGCTTATCAACCGAACCACTTGAAACCAGGCCCCTTGCTAAACTTCTTTCATCCTCCATTACTTTTAATGCATTTTCATTATCAATGAAAAGTGCGAGATCCCTTATTTCTAAGGACTTAGTAATTATTGGTTCAACCTCTTTATAATCATCCCCATTATCATAAAAATCATCCTCATCCTCTTCGTTGTCTTCAGGTTCTGAGTATACCTCCGTTTTAGATATCCATGAAAATAGCCGCTCAAGATTTATTTGGTTACTTGCAGAATATCCCGCATCATTCCATCCCAGCCAATTTTTAAGAACTGGTTTTTTCATTACCTCTTCGAAAATACCAACCATATCAGGTGAAAATTGCTCACTATAATCACTTAACTTATATAGCTGTATAAGGTTGTACACCCTTAGCATTGAACGTAGGCGATGTTTAGTAATCCCCAAGGAATTCACCAGCTCATTTTCTTTATTCACATAATCATCACGACCTTTTTCCTCATAAGGTTTCAGAAAGTCATGAAGTAATTTAGACTGATTAAATGTAGACCACTTTTTATTTCCGCTTATATGCTTCAAACCCATGACAATCAGATGTTTTTCATTCTCCTCTTTGCTATGGATTTCAAAGGGAACGCTTCTGAAAATAGCAGGATCTAGTTTCCCTATATCAAAGCCATTATCATGTGCTTCCTGTAAGGCTTTAAGAGCGGTAACACGCCTATTCCCTTCTAAAACTAGATAGCGGTTATCACCAAGCTCTCTAACCTGAATTACGTCCACATCCAAAAAACCATTGGCTTTGAAGCTTGCAATTAAATCTCTAATATTTTCCTGGCCTTTTCCCTCAATAAATGTACGACTTCTTTTTTGTATTTGGGAATCAAGAAGATTTTCTTCATTAACTGGTTTGTGATTTTTATTATCAACAAACCTATAGTTGTTTGGATCTAAATATAAATTCTTTAGGTTTCTGCTCAGTCGGGTAGTTCTGAGATTGTCTTTAGTCAGATCAGTTGTCATAGAGTTTTCCTATTGATTATATCTGATAATGTATAATGGGTTGTGTACCAAAACAACTACCATATTTTGTGCTTGCGCGCGCTCGTACCCCCGCCACGCCTGCCCGCTTTATGATGCGGTTTTCATGCACCTGCATGGCATAGACGAAAGACCGTCAGAACTGGTGGGCCGAGGATTAAGCGCTCATATTCGAATCATGCGGATTCATGCGGCATAGTCATGCACTCTCCCCTCTAGTTTAGGGTCATCCACAGAAGCGGGTTTGTGGGCGCTTTATCCCTCTGCTTCACAACGACCTTCTGAGCACGCACCGCGTACAGCCGTAAATGATACGAATTCTTTCCGATAGCATCGGCGGGTTGGGTGATGCGGTAAAGCGGCGCAGGTGTTTGTGAGAAATGAACTGACACTGCGGCTAAAACGGATGAAAAGATAGATTATTGAATTAGGTATGAAGCCGTCTCATTCAAGCAGCACATTTGTAGCAATCCATCTCAATTGAGTTAACAAATTGGCGCTCACACATGCATCCAATCAAGGAGTGGTTTTTTTTTTGATTTGTTTTATCTTGTTTGAGAAGCCATGCAGATTAAAGGATTATCATGAAAAACTATAACACTCGGATAGACCCAAGGCTAGTTTCAATATGGGAGCGTATTAAATCCCTACCTGAATTACATACTTTACCGATAGAACATATTTACAAGCTTGCACTTGAAAAGGGCTTAACAGTTATTGAAATAAAAGATGTGACATTTGGTAGTTTTATAACAGTACCTGGAATTTTGCTCAGTACAAATTCAGGTAAAGTTATCTATCCAAGGATCAGAGCTGAATCATTAAATTTTTACACTGAAAGCATAGCTCCAAGAAAGGAAATGTCCGATTTTTGGCGCTCAGTTGATTGGTTCGTTCCAGCATATGTCACTAATGGCGATATTCATGATGCATTTAAAACAGCAGGGGTTGACCCTGGAAATTTCCGTCTGCGGACCGACAGTTTTAATCAAAAGCAATTCGATTATGCCATGCCTAGTATTTACAGCGTTGGTCAAATGGTTTTAGTCGTAAATCAAATATTACCTAAGTCAGAAATCATAAAAAAACACCTCCCAATAATTAAAGAGTCAATGCTTGCTTTTTACAGCGGAATGAGGGTGGCTGCGATAGCTTCTCTAATTCCAATAATGGAGGACATTTTAAGATCCCTCGTAATTGAAGGTGACAAATCCGATGACTTAATTACCAATATAAATAAATGCATTGATGCAGCTTGTATGACAGCATATAAGATGGATATAGATTATGTTGATTGGGTCCCAAATGAATATGCATCAAATGAATTTTTAAAATCTACAAATGAAAGAGTTTTTATACTTGAAAGCATTCGAGCTTGGCTATTAGACAGTTTTTACATTGACAGCAAGAAATATTGCAATGAATCTGGTTTTAATCGGCATCATTTTGCGCATGCATTATCTGATATTTGGCACAAAAATACGAATTTCTTTCGAGCCATTGGACTCATTCAAGCGCTGGCATTTGTTGAGTGTTTTGCTCACCCAGATAGTAAAATTAGTATTTTTTTACCTGAGCCAAATGAAACGACAAAATCATTTCATATAGAAATAATTGCTTGTACTCAAATGCAAATGCAAAAAAAAATAATTATAAATAAAATCCAAAGTGAAAACGGCCTGCCTCATAGTGTTACAGCATCGGATGATGGCTGGTTACTAAGATCTGCAATATTAAGTGATTTAATGGATAAGGAAATAATTAGATCGTTAAGGAATAATGGATGGCAATGTTGTGATTTTATAGACCCGGTAAAGGATGGTGAGTACATAACAGTCAAAGCCTTTAAAAATGGTGAATCTTTAAAAATTGCCCTTCTGTATTCTTGCGCATCTTCGCGGCAACTCTATGAAAAGCTATCATTAGAATGTGATGCAATTCTTTTCCATGGGGCTGCTTATCATATGAAGGAATATGCGGGGGCCGTTGAAAACGTTTATCCTTTGAATGCATGGATTGCCCCTATGTAAACAATAAACATGCTTACCTTGTCGCGCGCAATGCTTTCCCTGCCACGCCAGTATGCTTATTGGATTATTTAATGCATTAGCTAACCTAAGCTCAACTTACCCCGGCGGTGTAGCTCAGATACCGTGAAAAAGGCTGATTTAAGGGCAAGCAAATATGTTGCATTAACTAATCTAATAACATCTGGATTTATACTATAGTTCTCACTTCCGAGAAGCTTAGATCCAGAATCGAAGTAGCTTGCAACTTCTTTTGCATTCAGAGGGCCATCATTTGTAACATCCTCCAGCGGGATTTTACCAACGTCGCTTTCGAATTCAGAAATAGCTTTTTCAGTTAAGCAATAGTCAAGCTTGTGAGCAAAGCTATTACGGAGTCCTGAAAGCCTGTTTATAGCAATAATGATTGACTCAGGAAGACCAAGAGTTTTTGCAACATTTAATTTAAAATGCTGCTTTTGTTTTTTATCTAAGAAAAGATCATGATATTCCTCATGAGACACTTCCTTGATGTAAACATTCGTGAAGTTTTCCATGATAAGAGCCAGATTAAGCACAACAGATAAAACATCATTATTCTTAATTAACCTCTCATATCTTTTATTATCTACAAAAACTTTAAAGTCATGATTTAAAGGTATCATTTTCATCATCCTTAACTACAAAAATAACGCTAATAACCTGATAACTTATATGGAACATTTACCATATTACAATACTTTTTTGCTGTTGCCAGCTATCGTTTTCCCAATGAACTGGAGGATATACATTATTTTTTATCTTCGTCCATCCTCAGGCCACTTAACTCAACACCATTTGCGCTGCCCTTGCGGATGTGGATTGCCATTCTTGGGTATTGGGGGTGCAGGTTTTTAAGCAATTCCGATTCCAATGCATCAAGCGTTGATTGGCTAATCTTTTGCTCTTTATCGATCATGATTTCAATTCGCATCGCAGCTACCTCAAGGATTATTTTTCAAGGGGTACAGCCGAAAATACGACTGAAAATTGTTTGTTCGCCATCGCAGTATTGCTCGCGATTTCAGCTATCAGATTCAGTGCAATCTCTCTATCACGTTCTCTGCACATCCCTTCACTAGTTAGCCGAGCAATCAACTCGACACGTTCAAGCATTACCCGCTCTTGTAATTCGTTGTCCACGCGCCCTCCCCAACAATCACTGTTCATCCATACAGTAACATAGCATTTAGTTTAAGCGGAAGAAAAATGTGTCAGTTGAAACAGGTTTTTATCTGCATGATATGAAAGATCTTTATCACTATTACCCTAGCGACTCACATCAACCGCACAACCCCTGTTGTTGCCTGACAATTTTTCCAGTTTCGTTAACCCTAGCCTATTGGTGAGCATTTTTTGCTCTAACCGAATCTGCTAATCGGTTAAATCTCGCTAATATGCAGCCCTCTTTTGCTTCTGGTTTGGCTCTCAACAAATCGCCGCACGCTGAAGCACGACACATTTTTCCAGCTATCTCAGTCTGAGTTCCACCGATTAGGCGCACAGCAAGCCCGCGGCTAATAGTTTCACCGCAATAATCTCTCACCTGGCTAATCACTTTGTCGCAAGCAGCCTCTATTTTTTCCGATCGCCTTAACTTCCTAAGCCGTTTTCTAGGCTGCTCAACCCTGATTCGGGCAAGAAGCTGGCGCCGTTCTTTGCGACTCATACCGTCAAAGTCGATTTTTGCGTAACTTTCCGGCGGGTTCGAATCCTCAGCTCTCAAACCTTCCGTACAGTTATTGACAGAACTCCGAGAGGACGCAGGCGCGTCCAAAAATTCAAAGGCCAAATCAAGGTCAACATCCAGTGCAGAAAGCGGCTTCGGTGCGCTTTCATACATGGCATCGATTGAACGTTTTGGGACGATCTTCCACTGTGCCAAACGAGTTAGTATTGGCGTGTCTGCTCCGACTTCAGTAGCAAAGACTCCTTTAATGCGCACGGTTACTTCGCCGTACTCATTAACATCCTCGCCTGGCTGGTACCATGTCCGCACAGCCAAATCATCACGACGAACAAACGGACCACCCTGTGCGTTAACGTAACCAGCCCAATCACCGACGTCGGCTGCATCATGTGCTGCAGCAAACTCAACACTTAAACCGTGCGCCGTTTCGCTGTCAGCCATGCGACGCAGCTCGCGGTATACAGTTACCGGCGCGCCGCCAACAAACTGGAACTGGCGAATGTGCCAGCGTGCAGCCCACGCAGAAACCGCTGGTGCAGTCTCCTTAAGTTCTTTTCCGCTTTCGTCGTCCAGCTCGCCATCGAGAGCGTAGCCATCGATATTCTTGGAAATATATTTAGCTACGTACCCAGTGGCGCTGCCTTTTTCCGGGTCGATAGCTTCAGCATGAAAACGCGCTTTGCGTGCTTTATCTGTTGTCAGCTCGCCGCTGTCTTCCTGATATGCGTAATCGCGGATAATCCGACGAACTTGATCCACGTCTTCAGGGCGCATAAACATCAGCATATGCCAGTGCGGTGTGCCGTCGTGGTGCGGCTCGGCTACGCGAATACCGAAAATGCGAATATCCTCGCGGTGCAATTTGGCGCGGATTCTTTGCCAGACGTTGCAAAGGTAACGCTGCGTATCCGCCGGGCTTGCACCATTCCATTTCCGATTACGGTGTCCGGTCTTGATTGTTGCGTGAAAGCGAGCCGGGGCGGTAAGTGTGTAGAACTCACCAATAAAACCCATTTCATTGCAAATATTTTCAAAGCCACGGATGCGCGTCATTAACTCGCAGCGACGGATCGCTGGATTGGCCACACTTCCGTCGTATTTGTCGATCAGGCTGATGCGGTTGCCTTCTTCGTCTTCCAGCTCAAGCGACTTTAGAAATTCGCGCGTGCGGCGCTTTTGCTCGCGCCATTCCGCGACATTCATATTGCTGGCGTAAGGGGTGTGTTTTTTGCTTACGTTCGCCAGCGCGATCTGTAAATGTTCGCGCCATGAGGCGGCGACGCGGCGCAGTCGACCTTTCCACCACTTTTCGGTATGCATGCGCCGGATCGCAGGGGTGACTTCTTCCGGGTCAAAGAGTCGGGATGTGACTTTTTCCCACAGTGGCGGGGTTTGGCTGAACTCGCGTGTGATGGTTGCTGCTGTCATGTATACGCGATGAGTGTATTTGTAATCTGACTCATCTTTTGCCTGATGGTGGGCTTGCACCAATTCAGCGAGGATTAGATTAGCAATATCGCCTGCCAGCAAATCAACATCAGCGCGCGCCATATCTGGAAGGCGATTAAAGCGGCGCATCAAATTATGTAATTGCCCGCCAGCAACAGCTGTGTTTTCACGATCAGTAGCATTTCCGCCAAGGAGATTCAGGGTGCTACCTTTCATTACACCAAGGCGATATTGAGTGCTGACAATCTCAACGCGTGGCAATGTGCGCTCTACGAAAGTCTTCGTAAAGTATGCATTGGCACGGGCTGTACCCTGTGTTTTTTCAAGCTCACTGGTGCGGCGCTTTACGTCGAGCTGCACCAGTGCCGGCTGTTGCTCAAGTAATTCCTGCGCACGCACTAAAGCCGCATTCATTTGATTGCGGCTGTGCATTTCCTCATAGGTGGGATAAGGGCTGGCGATAGCTTCCCGTGGAGCGTTCCACGGATAAGCGTATTGTTCAGTCATTGCGTTTCACCTCCCACGACTGGCGTTGATTAGAACCATTAGAGCTGTGTAAAATCGCCTATCAAATGGACTTTTAAGAGAACAAAAATGAAAGATAATTACGTTGAAGGCATTGCCAAATCTCAGCTTGATGATGAAATTACTCGCATAGCAAAAAAGGCTCAGCGCCGCGAACTCAGCGGAAAGGAAATGGTTACCGCAATTCAAAATGAAGACGGAACTATTTATCGTGTCATATGCATTGAAGGAATGGGTGCATATATTTACTTGGCAATGGAAATTACGGGCATCGGTCTTGTTGATTTGCATGCTGAAAACCTTAATCCTGGTAAATACGATTCACTGTTCATTTTTAAATAATTAATCACTGGCGGCTTTGTGCCGCCATTTTTCAGCCATGTTTTAAATTGTATTTTTCAATATATCTTTCGGTTCTTGTCTTACTTTCTGCACTGTATGAGATCCCCCCTAATCGCTCATTTGCTGGACCACGCTTCGCAATAATTTCAGATGCGCACTTACCTTTACCGGCGGCAACCCCAACCGAGCGAGCCACAGTGATTTTGGTAATGTCGAAAGCGCGATAAATACTGCGGGTGAAAAGCGTGTCGCTATTGGACAGGATTACCGGGTTATGCTCGGAAATGCCCAGCAGATAACAGGCCAGAGAGTGCTGGTCGTCCTCATTAAATCCACCTGTGTGATATTCGGTGAACGTGCCGTGATATGGCGGATCGCAATAAACGACATCATCAGCCTTTACCATGCCAAGCGTTTCCTGATAGCCAGCGCAAATGAACGTCGCGCGCTGCGCCTTCTCAGCAAACATTTCAATTTCATAAAGCGGGTAATAGGGTTTCGCGTAATGTCCGAAAGGAATATTAAATTCCCCCTTGAGGTTGTAGCGGCAAACTCCGCGATAACCGTGGCGGTTCAGGTACAGAAAATGTGCCGCACGCTCCAGCAGGGGCATTGATGCATTTTCATTAAATTCTTTGCGCGCACGGTAATAGCTTTCTTCAGTCGTGTTTTGGCTGAATAAAGCCATCGCCACCACGATAAACGGACGCGTGTGTTCTTTAATCTGGCGGTACATATTGATGAGGTCGGGATTAATATCAGCGACCAGATATTCGGGGTAATCGGTATTCATCATAACCGCGCATGAACCTGCGAACGGCTCAACAAGGCGATTACCAGCAGGAAGATGTACCGACAGCTCAGTCATTACACGGACTTTACTTCCCGGCCATTTCAAAATGGTATTCATAAGGCAGCCCCTTTGTAATGAGCGCTTTTAAGCTCGCTGACTTCCTTGCATGTCACGCAAACAGAAACGCCCGGCAGCGCACGGCGTCGGGCTTCAGGAATTACGGCATCACATGACAGGCAGAAAAATTCGCTTGCGCCGGTAGGGTGCTGTTTAGCGTTTGCCAGATTGCGCGCCAGTTCTTCTTCAACGCGCTGCTGCACCAAGTCCATTGAATCCGCCATTAGTGCAACGCCTCCCGCGCTTCGCTCTCATAACGCTCAGCTTCCTGACGCAGAAGCTCTGCAGCTTCAACACCGCTCAAGCCTTTTTGCTGAATGCGCATAGCAAGATCAGTTAAACGTCGAGCTACCTGCATGCCCCGCTCGGCACGTTCTTCTGCGCGGGCGGATGTGATGATTGTGGAAAGCTGCTCGACATTTGCGTCGAATTTCCGTGTTTCGATATTTCGCATATTTAAATCTCCAGAATTTGGGCAAAAGAATGCCCGGCGGGTTTACGCCATTAATTTTTGAGTCTTATTTACTCAGGTAAAAAACAGTCAGCAGTTGAAAAGCGGCCAGGCAAAATTCTGCCCCAACGCGCAACTTTATTCATTGCGATGATTATTAACTCGCGGCGGCGTTCATCGAAATATTCAAAAGGCTTTCCGATTTCCTCCGGTTTGAATGTCTTGGGATTATCACGATTAGCCAAGGTCATTACGCAGAACTTAAATTCATCATTCTGGTTGTTGAAATAACGCAGTGCCGGGTTTGCGTTGTTATCACGCATCTGACGCCACTTTTTGCGAAATTCATCAAACGTCATTGGCTGAAGCTTATCAACACGTGCACCCATCAAATGAATTTTGGAAAAACTGGCGGCTTCGTGTTGTTTCGGTACTTCCCATAAAACTCGCGGCATATTAACCACCGATAAGTTTACGCAAGCGGATTAACAATCCGGCGCGTTTTGATGTTAGATCACGTAGCAGAGATTTCTGGTCAGCACATGGATGCCAGCGCTTGCCGTTCTCGCCCATAATCCAGCCGTTACCATATGACATAGACGGGCTTTGGCGCTTGAGGTGGGCTGCAAATGAAATCATCGCGCGCCTCTCAGTTCAAACCAACTGAAGCGCTTAGGCCGCTGATCGCATCAACGGTAGACGCTAAAGTGGGGTTTGAATGAATGCGGCTCTGGACTGCAATTGCGGCCAGCATCAGGCAGCGAATGCCAGTATTGGCCGCTTCGACAACACCACGGCGGCAGGTGGCTGTGATTTTCTCAGCGCTTGCCGCTTTAGCTGCCAACATGCCAACCTCGGCAGTTGCTTTCAGCACGTATGCTGAATACTTCTCGTCTGCTAGTTCATTCACCGGCACACATGGAAGACATTGCAGTTGTGCTAACGCTCCATCTATCAACGTCGCGTCTTCTGTCAGATCAGTCAGCAGAAGCATTTCGGCCACAGTAAGTTGATGCACTTGATCGGGATTCAACTTATTACGTAAAGCCTGAACTTTCATATCGGCTTGCTGAGCCAGCTCTGTCATGTTGTGCGTAAGAGCGAACTTGCGGCAGGCTTCGTCAAAGTGGCTGTGGGTGGAAACCTTAAAATCAAACATGATTAGTCCTTGTCTAATATCTAAGATTTATTACGCATTAAGCGAAATATCACATTCGCTCAGCGCTTGGATTGTTAGTGCGGCCATGTTGATTTCGATTAAGGCTTTTTTCTGAGTTCCCTTAGGTTTAATGGGCAACTTTCCGTATTCAATCAGGTTTTTAGCTGTTTCGTACTTTGTGCCAGTGCGTCGGCAGTATTCATCTAGCGGGAGATAAGGCTCAGGGATGACGATTGTAATGCTAGGTCGCATGATGCAAACTCCATTAGGTTTACCGATAGGTCAATATCGGTCAATGTAGGTCAATATGTTCACTTAAGCTAACGAGATGGAGACTATACCTCCATAAATGGAGAGTCAAGCTACATGAGTTCACATCTAAATTTTTCTTTCCCGTCTTCAAGCGCTGAAGCCCTTGACAGAGTTGTCGAAGCCTACGGATTCAACTTAAAAGTTGAACTCGCAGAACACCTTGGCATAGCTTCCAGCAGCCTGTCTTCGCGCTATAAACGTGAGGTTTTTCCAGCTGATATCGTTCTACAGTGTTCGATAGAAACCGGTGCCAACATTGATTGGTTAATTTCAGGAAAAGGTGAGAGCTTTGGAAAAAGCGCACCAGTGGGCAGTAGCATAGATAGACTAAAGCTAATTGATGGCCGACTTGAGGATGCAGGCAGTCTAATTTTTGATTTTTCTTTGCTTAATGATGATGTGGCTAGCGACCAAAATTTGGTTAGTGTTAAAGATAAAGACGTGAACTACATAGTCGCACGTAGATTGGATGAGATTCAGGATGGGCACTGGTTAGTGGAGATCGAAGGAAAAGTCGGTTTTCGCTCCCTTACGCGAATCCCTATTAGAAAATTACGCGTAGGCTCTGGTGAAACAAGCTTTGAATGCGGAATTGATGACATCAAAGCAATTGGTAAAGTCGTTCTGACAATAAGTTGATATGACGGTACGAAAACTCCCCACAGGCCAATGGGTCGCTGACTTCTACTCTGTTAACCGGAGTGATGGAAAGGAAGGAAAGCGAGTCCGAAAAAAATTCGCCACCAAAGGCGAAGCTTTGGCATTTGAAAATTACACTCTTCAAACGATAGAGGACTCACCTTGGCTCGGTGATGGAAAAGATCGCCGCCGCTTAGCTGATTTGGTTCATTTGTGGTTTGACCGACACGGCATCACATTGTCTGATGGTGAAAAGCGCAAAAGCACTATGCTATGGGCTGCCGAGTGTATGGGCTCTCCTTTAGCTACAGAATTCAGTGCGCCACTATTTACTGCTTACAGAGCAAAGCGCCTTAAAGGGGAGTTTGCTCGTACCAAGCGTATTGCTCAAGTCTCTCCTCGTACCATGAATCTTGAACACGCCTACTTTCTGGCCGTTTTTAATGAGCTTAAAAGGCTGGGTGAATGGTCTCCACCCAACCCACTTGAAAACGTGCGCCAGTTTCGCATTGATGAAAGTGAGATGTCTTATCTGACTGATGAGCAGATAGATCGATTATTGGAAGAATGCCGAAACAGTAGCGCTAAAGATTTAGAAGCGATTGTGAAGGTGTGTTTATCCACCGGTGCGCGCTGGGGTGAGGCTGAGACTCTGAAACGCTCGCAGATCACGCCGGGTAAAATTACTTTCATTAAAACCAAAGGTAAACGTAACAGAACCATACCCGTTGACGCAGCCCTGCTTGAACAGTTACCAAAGAAAACAGGCGCAATTTTCACACCTTGTTACTACGCCTTCCGAAATGCTCTGGAGCGCGCTGAAATTGAATTACCTCCTGGACAACTGACGCATGTTTTACGCCATACCTTCGCCAGCCACTTTATGATGAATGGCGGCAATATTCTCGTGCTGCAGAAAATCCTCGGACACACCGACATAAAAATGACAATGCGCTATGCTCATTTCGCTCCAAACCACTTGGAAGAGGCGATCAATTTAAACCCGTTAAAGTGTCGCAAAAGTGTCGCATGAAGTTAGGATTATTGACCTATATTGCCCGATATTGATTTTATAACCCATTGATTATTATCTAAGTCATTGATTATCGGTTGGCTGTTATGGTTCTCATAATCGCTTGGTCGCTGGTTCAAACCCAGCAGGGGCCACCAAATTTAGTGATGAAAATCATGCAGTTAAGCCACCTTCCTTGAGGTGGCTTTTTCGTATTTGGCTTTCATTGCCCCCTTTTTGTCCACCGAGATCCAAAAGCTAGACAGCAGCATCTATCATTTGTGAACATAAGACGCTGGAACTAACTCAATGCGTAAGGAATACCTAATGATTTATGATTGTTTTTTATACTACGACGAAGATATGCTACTTGATATAAGATTAAATACTTTGGACGATGCCGTAGATTATTTTGTCATTGTAGAATCTACTCATACATTCACTGGGAAACCTAAGAAATTAAATTTCGATATAGATAAATATGAAAGATTCAAAGATAAGATTATCTATGTTGTCTTTGATGAGTTACCAATTCTAAAAAATGGTAAAGCAGGGAACTATGATGCCTGGGCAAACGAGGCTGCAACAAGAAACGCTATAATGCGAGGATTAAAAAAGGCTAAGGATGAAGATTTGATATTAATTTCCGATGTTGATGAAATTTTTAACTCAGCAATTGTAAAAAAAATAAACCCCAAAAAATTATGTACGATATTGTATATGCCTTTTTATAATTATCAATTTAATCTTCAAGTATTCAATGCTGACGGATCAGAGCGTCAATGCCGATTACCACGGGCTACTAATATGCATAATCTCAAACATTATTTTGACGGTAAGCCAGAGTTGTTCCGAAACATAAAGAAATCAGAATTATACAGTCATTTTATTTCAAGAAACTGGTTTAAGTTACGCAGCAAGGTCATAAAAAATGCAGGCTGGCATTTCTCATGGATTATGACTCCAGAACGGATATCAGAAAAAATGTCTTCAATTTCTCATACCGAATATGATTTACCTCATTTAAATAATAAAGAGCACATTATTGATGCGCTGAAAAATGGTAAAGATTTATGGAATAGGGAAAGAAAACTTGTCAGGCAAGAATTAACTAATGATAAATTCCCATCTTACCTTGTTGCGAACAGAGAAAAATTTAAACAATTCGTCTTGTGATAATTTTAGGTTGACAATAAACGGTTAATTCTTAGCGTCATTTAAACTTTTGGAAAGCACAACCACCTATAATCGTGCTAATTTTTAATGACGCCTGACACTGTTTTTACCCCTCTGTTTTTCAGTCCATTCGAATCAGTCAATTTTACCGCAGCCCCCTAACCAATCATGGCCAAATGGACATTGCTTACGCTCAAGCAGCAGATCCATTCAAGATCCAATAATCTGCAAATAACAATCTTGTCTTTTTCTCATTGATCTGTGCAATTACCAAGATCCAACATTGATCCTTCAAACTGAAAAGCACTCAAAATCTTTTCAAGATTTTAATTTGCCTAATTACATCAGAAAGCCAGCAGCCGCGTGCACTGGCGCATCGGTTTGCATAAAAATAAAACTGAAAAATTTTTATGATGTAAAACCCACAGCCGGGTGCGATGTAGCGCCGTTTTCGTCATTGTGGGGCTGTTGCTGCACCTGTGCCCTACTGTGCGGATGATCCATGTGAGGGTGATTAGTCGAGTGGCTGTTCTGATGCGTGCGGCTACGTGCGTTCTGTGTGGTGTGATAGCAGGCATAAAAAAACGCTGTGTTAGCAGGTCTGGTGAAGTGGATAATTTACCGATAACTTGAGAATATTTCGCGGCGAGTGCAGTGACATGTATGGCACTTTTCCCGATGGCGACTCTGTTGGTTGGCTGCCCGGTAGACGGGTGCGTATGACTTGCCATTCACTGCATAAGCGCAACACTGTCAAGCATCAACTGCGCCACGTTGATTTGCTCTGAACCAATCCAAACCACTGGCGCGATAATCTCCTGACGTGTAGCCGCGACGCTTTGCCTGATTTCGTAAAAGATTAGGCTCAACATAAGCCTTGGCTGGGAGATAAAGCGGATAAGCGAGAAGATCACCCGCTCCAGCCGAGTGAAGACGGTTACGCCGCGCACTGTTAATTTGGAGCTGGCATATTTTAGGGCAATGTTTAACGAGCTACGCCGGTTAGATTAATGAACTGCTCCGAACTCGCTTGAAAACGTGCGCGAGTTTAAAATCAGTGAATCGGAGATGGCGTTTCTCACCATTGAGGAAATTAAAACACTCCTCGCTGAATGTGGGAACAGCCGTTCTAAAGATTTAACTACTATTATGAAGATCTGCCTGGCAACTGGCGCACGTTGGAGTGAAGCCGAAGGCTTAAAGGGCAACCAAATCCGCGCCGGTCAGTTCATCTATGTGAAAACTAAAGGCAAGAAAAACCGCGAGGTGCCGATAACTAAAAAATTACAAGCTGATCTGCCAGCCTGCAGGAAAGCACAGGTGCTCTTTAAACCTTGTTACTTAGCCTTTAGGAAGGCCATGCAACGTGCCGGTATCGAAACACCTGCTGGGCAGTTTTTGCACGTTTTGCGCCACACGTTCGCGTCTCATTTCATGACGAACGGCGGCAATATTCTCGTACTTCAGCGGATACTGCGGCATACAGATATTAAGGTAACAATGAGATATGCGCATTTTGCGCCAGATCACTTGTCAGAAGCTATTTTACTTAACCCTCTCAGCAAAATGGAATCGTGATGGAGAAGGAAATTCCGTGTGATGATTTAGAACTCGAAGAACTCCTATGCGTTAGGGTTTTCAGTAATACATTTCATGTAATTGGCTTGGATAGGTATTACAAAGCGATAACAGAATGGGCTGAAAGAAAAGACTTAATAGGCGAAGAGTCTGATACTCTCCTTATTCTGGCATCTCTGAATTTAGAGCCGATACCTGATCGTAATGAAGTAGAGCAATATCTAAAAATTTACCAGCGAGAGATGAACATACAAAATCCACATCCTCATTACAGCGTATTAGTATGGCTACGGATGCAAATAGGATATTTGATTGCTTCTAAATCCGGTGAAGATGTTGAGGGCAAGCTTGCATTATTTACTCATTATTTCTTAGATTTTCCGCCAAGAGTTTTCGCCAGATCAGCGAATATTCTATCCAATTTTTATTGGGAACTGTTTGACGAAGCAATACCTATCTTTTATTCGAAAGCTTCTGAAATGAGTGAAAACGAACTCATTTTGCATGTTAAAGAGCGTCTAACCCCCCCTCTACAGGAAGTTAGACAACTCTGA